TTTCAAAGCACGTAGCATGAGCCGACTACGAATAGCCTCGACCTGTCATCGAAAGACGTGGGTTCCAAATCCACGCCCCCCTCAAGGCCCCTTTACATACTTCCGTGAACAACACCAGACATCAGGAGAAGCCGAACCCAACAATGATTGGGAATCTATGCGTCTTTCAACGTTCTAATAAAGCCACACCATGGGTGCGTAATGGCTCTAAAAGATAGCGTATCTTTAAAACGGTTAAACTAGATCATATCGTGACTCACAAAAGAGAATATTGCCACAGTCATCACTAGCCCGTACCGGCTTCATGCAGTGACAAAGGTTGACTAGAAAGATCAATCACCCTTTGTGTTTGAATTACACACTACAACCACCGTAGCCTCGCTACCCGTACTTTCATACATGATTCGTATATCATCATTGAAACCGACCCTCCTGATGTCCCACTTTTATTGCAGCTATACCTGACAACAAGGACTCACCCATCCAAGAGTAAGCCTCGACAGCTTTCACAGCATTCTCCCATCCCAACCTGAGATCCTTAACAGGACCTACCAAACGAGGATAAGGTACCATCTGATTCAGCTCCTCTGCTACACGCCTGAGCGCAGCAGAAATGTTACTGAGTGTCATGGCCCGGGGTTCGTTTTTGCCTCCGAACTCTAGGTAATACGCAGCTTCCAGGAAGTTGGTAACACCAGAGAGTCCAGTCCAGACGTCAACGAAGGTTTCACCCGGTAACGGTAACACATGTTGTCTGATTCGTAATAAGTGAAAAACTAATCCCAGATTCTCCAATACCTGACGATGGCGCCGGGCCTCAGGAGTATCTGTGGAAGTTTTCCATGACTGGTAAAAACGGTTCATAAGTTTGAACTTGCCAAACACAGAACCTTGGCTCAATACCACGCGGAGAGCCCTCACCCAATGGGGCGAGAGGGTCCTCCAAGGTATATCACAAGATTCCGGGTGTGGAAAGCCCGCACCTCCCGCTATTACAGGCAGGAAAGGATTAATCTTAAACTGCGAAATCATTTTTGTTATATGAGACCAACGGTCGGTTACCCATTTGCGAACAGATGGATTCGAGACTACTACTTTCGTAATACTCTCACCGCGGCAGTATACAGGAACTGCTGTTCCGTCTCGCTCCACAACACTGGATGGCGATATGTCCTTCACTGACCACGTCGGCTGTACCCCAGACAGGATACAATCACCTCGGATCGCTTGTATTGCAACACGGAGGAGGTCCTCCGACGAAACAAGTTGCTCCACAAGACACAGCGCGGAAACAGACTCAACGTCTTTCCCTACGGAAATATCTCCACCAGTTCGCCTTAGCACTACAGAGTAGAGGTCGGACACCTCTCTAGGAACACTTGCACCTAGATCGTCACCGACGATTCTAACCTGGTTACGGCGAGAAAATGATGCATTCTTCCTCAAATTCGACTCTGTCCAAGCAGCCTCATAGCACCAAAGGTTGTACAAAGCCAACAAAGGCCACACACCCCCCAGTCCCATGAGGATACCAGAACTCGTTGTGTATAAAAGAGAACCCCCAGCCTTGTCCCACACGTCCATCGGCGATGTAACCATCAAGAGTACATCACTTAGAAACGGAGAAAGGCCGAGTCCTTCACACACACCTTTAGCCAATGCAGAAGATATGCCATGTGTCATCCTTTGAGAGGCGCTAACCAGATCAGAAGACCTGAATATGTCACTGCCACCTCTCAGTCTCCACCCAACACAGTCCTCCTCAGGACTGGAATTGAACGGATCTAAACGTTTATCGTTCTTCATAATGCTTAAGAGCAAAGAGTTAAGACTGCCTGAAATACAAAGAAAGTCCGAGTCGGAAGGGGCAACAACCCGTCCCTTCTGGGCCCTCTCTTTCACAACAACCTGCCTAACCCTAGGTCTTGTCCCTTTGTCAATTTTCCGTGCTAAGCTAACAGCGGAAGCAAGCCACCCGGTAAGGTGAACTCGCCGCTCAGCACTGGTGTCTGGTCCATCGACTACCGCTAAATAAGGGAATAGCTCTATATCAGAAACGCGTCTAGGTTTCACATGTTCTTCTTCACGTACCAAAAGAATCTCTGTGACGAGACCGCGACGGAAAGGGGTCAAATCCAAT